TTCTCGCATTTGGCTTCGCCTTCGGCCTTGTTGTTCTCTTCCGAAGGATCTTTGGGACTAGCGTTCTCGGCCTTCTCAGCGGGCAGACTAAAGCCATCGTGTGCGGCTGGAGGTCCGGCTTTCGCCAAGCCCTCGACGATCCGGGCCATCTTTGCCAACGCCTTGGCCTCAGGTGATGCCTTCGGCTTCGACTTTATCAAATAGCCCTGCTCGTCTGCGACGGCCTTGACGCTCTTCGCTAGGCTGAAGCGTGCGTCCGGATTGGCCGGGCGATCAACGATTGAGATCTCGGTCATGTCGATCTCAGTAATGCTGTCGCCGACTTTAGCTAACTTGCGACCACCTATGGAAAAGCCCTTGTATACCTCTTCGACGCACTTCTGCACCGCGGCCGGGTCTATGATCTTCGCCTGCAACCAGAGCCCTTTTGTATCAATGTTTGCCTCTTGGGCTTTGCCTACGGCACGAAGTTGGTGCATCTCCCGGATGTTGCGCCATTCCATGTAGCCCGGCAGGGCCTTCTTGATCGCCTCAAGCGTTACGATTTCGCCGTCTGCGTCCTTCGTCGGCGTTGACGCGTAGCCGCTAACGACGCACGTGCCGTCCTCGTGCTTATCGACCTTGGCGATCGGCATGAAGAACTGGAAATCACTCATAACCGTTGCCTTTCCTAGAACTTCGCTCTTGCGGGCGAAATACATACACCAGCCGCCTTCGGCGATGATGCCTTCGACCGTAGAGCAACTGTGTGGCGGCATGAACATTGTGCAAATGGAGCACTGTTGGCCGATCTTGCGGCTCTTATCCGTATACTTAGCGCCGGCCTTGGACGCCTTATCAGCTTTCGCCATATCCATGCTGATGATGACGGCCTTCTTGACCGTAGCCCAAGCTTCGGCAAAGGCGCGACTTTCATCACCGTGGCGATCGTAAGCCGAATTGAAGACGTGCATCCATTGCCGTTGCTTCTTACCCTTGAGCTTCGCCTTAACTGGCGCCGGCAGCGCTGACGTTGAGGCATAGGGCACGTATTATCTCGCACGTCTGGCCATGATCTGACCCCAGGCGGCGTGCGTTCCGCCGCTGAAGGTCGTTTTGCTACCAAGCGTTACCGTAGCAGGCGCAGCGATTGATACGCGCATTGGACTGATCGGTATTACCGCGGGAGTGCCTATGTTGTTGCCGATAGCTTCCGTAGCGTAGCCGCCAAACTGGTCCGGAGACGGAGTTACAACACCAGTTGCATTAAACCAAGCGACGAGTATAGTGCTGTTGTTGTTGGCCAGCGTGAAGCCGGCAGAGCCATAAACATCCCAGTCGCCAGCTGTGAGTGCGAGCGACGTTATCGCGGCATCGACGCCACTCGTGAGCGTAATACCGGCTGTGCTGAGACGTTGGGCGCTTATGAACTCGCCGATCTGGCCAGCCGCGGCGCTGTCGTTAGTTGTAGTGCCAGTGCGTGCAAGCGTTGTGACTTGCGGTGCCGTCTGGTAGCCAGCGGGGTTAGTCGCATTGTAGGGCGTGAACGCCAGCGCAGCAGTGACGTCGGTGCTGCCGAGCGTTACCGCCCCGGTGCGCGTATTGAACGAACTGACGTTTACCGCTGGCGCCGGTATGTCCGATATGTAGGCAATTGCGCCCTGGGCAATGCCGTTGACGTAGGGCCAGATCCGGTTGCCGGTCCAGGCGAGCTGATAGTTGGCGTTGGCCGACGTCATCGTGGGGAAGTGGATACCCGGCGCTAAAACGCCGATAGGCCCGACGTCGCCGCCGCCCATCGGCAATACTGGGGTCCAAGCGGCGCCACCCCGCCCATAGGTGTTGCCATCACTCGGCGCTTCAGCTATACCGCCACTGCCACTGCCGTCGCCTACGGGCGGAGCCGCCGCGACGAAGCCCATTCTCAACAGAAACGGTTCGTCCAATTGGTCAACCGACAGGGGTTGATCGGGCGAAGCCGAATATGCTGTTCCCGTAGGCGTATTCGATATAACGCCACGGAAACCGTGCGGCGTATACATGAGCACCTGGGCCATCGGCGTAGCTCCGTGCTATGGCGTTAGGCCCGTGCTGAGCAGTTGCATCAGCGTGGTCAATTGCAGTTGGCCGTCCTGCCGGAGGCCGCCGCCGGCGCTCGAGAAGCCACAGAGCCTACCACCACCGAACGTCTGGGTCAGCGCCACGGTGACGCTACCGCCTTCCGCATCAGTGATGAGATAGGTTGTTACGTTACCGACCGTCGTCTTCGTCTGTGCCATTGTCTTCGCTCCTAGGGTGAAGGAATAGAGATATGGAGTAGGGGGACCCTACCAGATATGCCTACTTTACTCGTCCTTTCTTTACGTCCTCGACGATGCGGCGCATCGCAAGGTTCCACGATCCGCTCTCGACCTGATGGAACAGCGTCATGCGGTTATACCATGGCCAGCCGCTCGTCTTGTTCCACCAGCGCCAGCAACGCGTGAAGGGCGAGAGCATGAAGCACGGTTTGCCCATTGCACCAGCGAGATGCGCAATGGCGCTATCGACGCTGATGACGAGATCAAGTTGCGAGATTATATCGGCTGCAACGGCAAAGTCTTCGAGCCGATGCGAAACATCGAATATTAGTCCTTCCATGCCGTTGCGCACTATGTCAGCGCTTTCGTCGCTCTTCTGTAGCGCCACGAGCGACACGCCAGGTATTTCCGTCAGGGGCAAGAAGCTCGTGATGGGCACTATCCGTCGGCGATCTATGAGTGCTGCGCCGTGATTGCCCGAAGCCCAGCATACGCCGATGCGGTAGCCCTGCGGGAGGCGCAGCCCTTCGATGGGGCGGCCGTAGAGGTATGTGGCGGCGTCAATCTCAGCCGGTGTCTTAACCTTCAGCCATCGCATCAGCGATAGCATGGGCACATGGTAGTCGAAGTTCGACGTATCGCCTAGCGTAGCGTCCTCCATGTCGATGACATGAATAAACCTAAAGCTGCGACTGAACAGTTGCAAAAGCTCGTTTGGCACAGCTAAGGTGATGGAACAGCCGAGCTTCGCCAGCGGCGTTAGGAAGCGGGCGAGCATGATACCGTCGCCGAACCCTTGCTCATGGTGAACCAAGATGCGACAGCCGTTCAGTGCTTCGCCTCGCCATTCGCGGATGTTCAGGTCCCATATACGGCTCTTCGCCAAAAGGTCCCAGCGGACTTCGTATTCGGCTAAGCCCTCTTGGATCTTGCCAAGGGCGAGCAGTGCTAGCGCACGATCGCTTCGCACCTGGAGATTATCATGCGTCAGCGCCAGGCTCTTGTCCAAGCAGCGAAGCGCGTCCTCGTGGCGGTTTAGCATATAGAGCGCCAAGCCGTAGTTGTGCCAGCTAGGGCCAGCGTTCGGTAAGTCCCTAACGACGCTCTTTAGGGTCATTAGTGCGTCGTTATACTTCCTTAGGCCAAGCTGTGCTACGCCGAGGTTGGAGCGGCAATAGGCGTTATCACCGCTCGCCACAACGCTACGCCGCGCTACGCTTTCCGATGCTGCGTAATGGTTCAGACTGCGTAGCACGGCACCGAGGTTCTGCAACGCTTGGGCATGATTAGGCTCGAGCACGAGCGCGGCGAGGAAGTGCAGGCGTGCAGGTTCGAGCTGACCTTCGCGGAAAAACCTTGCGCCAACGGCGTTCAGTTCGTCCGTGCGGCTCAGCGTGATGCTAGCGGATGACGACATGCGTTATTGGACCGGGCTGACGTAGTTATACATGAAGCTATACGTCACGGTGCCATTAGGTGCTGTGGTCGGCGTAACCGTGCCAACAGTTGCGGCCGTTACGGCGCCGATGGCAATGGTTGCGTTCGCATCATATTCGCGAGTGATGACGAACGCGGCTGGCTGCTGGTCAACCGGGAGCGATATGGCGGCCGTTGTGCTCATGCGTAGCCACGGGGCGGTGCCACCGACCAGGCCGCTAACGGTCATGGACGAAATCGTTACCACGCCGCGCGACAAGAATTGCGTAGTCGAGGCGCTAAGTGGGCAGACGAGAGAGATGGTGTCCGTGCCCGTCAGGCCGTCGTTGCCAGCATACGTCACGGCAAGATTGCCCGCGGTGATTGCCGTTGTGCCCGTGCCTACCTCGACCGTCACCTGCCGCATGACGTCGGGCTGGTTCGCTACGGCAACCGTTCCGTTGCTCAAGGCGCCGCTGGCGAAGATACGGCCAGAGGTTGCAGCCGCAGGCGCCATCGGCAGCGTATACGCTTCGCTGATCTGCTTAGTAAACGCGACACCGCGTGCCAGCAGCGCGTGCACGTCGCGCGTATCGACAACAAGTGTGCCGTCAGCCCCTACGTTGTAGTTGCCGAATTCGCCCTGGATGAGACCACCGAAACCGCCGGCGGCAGCCGACATTTGAACTGTAGCCATCGTATTGCTCCTTTGCTAAGCCGAGAGTGATAACCAGCGCGGGCCAGCGCTAGCGCGTAGCTTTCGCTTGGCCTTCTTGCGCCGCTTACGCGCCGTCCGTTGGTCATACGACAAGAGGTTCGTGGATTGGCTGATAGTATCGGCCTTGGTTATACCGCCGCCTACGCCGCGGCGAGCAGCAACGTGGCCTACGCCTTGTTCACTGATGGGCCGGTCCATGTCACCGTTCTTCAGCCAGTCCTTTAGTTCATCGTAGCTCAGGCTTGTGATCGCGGCGATGCGCTCATGCCCTAGACCATCGCTGTGCGCTTTCGCATAATCCTTAATGGCTTTCGGCAACGTTTCGTACGCCAGCATAACCTTGTGCTCGTCGAAGCCCTGGTCTTTGCCGTTCGCGTCAAACCTATCTTGATCTATGACCCAGACGTGGAGCGACTCGGGATGCTTGCCAAGGTATACGTCCACCTGCATGTCGTCAGCGCCGAGGGTGCTCTTAATGTAACCGTACGTCGTAGGCATCTTGACACCGTGGCGCTTCGATCCCTTGGCGTTCTCTATCGAGATGGACAGACCGCGTAGCGACAGGTGGCCCTTTGCGTAGTTGCCGATCTTGCGCTTGATGCGCGATGGGTCACGTTCAGCTTGCTTCGCCGCTTCCTCTATATCCTTGCCGTCTAGCTTCTTGACAGACGATGCCTGCGGCACTGGACTGGCCGTGCGTGCCCTAGCTGGCCCGCGCACGGGTGCGTTAGCAGCACCAGACCTTGGCGCGGGCTTTGGCTCGCCCTCTGGCGGGGCCGGAGCACCAGGGAACATGGCTTCGCCCGAAATGATCTGATCGAGCCGGACGACAGCAGCACCAGACTTAACGGTCAAATAGTCACCGTCCTTGACGGGCTCAAGGCCGAGCTCGTCACGCACCTCGTTGCGGGTGCGTAGCCCTTCGTCAATCTGCACCTGATGGATCGACGCCTGCTTTTCTTGGTTCGGCTCTGGGCGCGGTAGGAAGACGAACTCAATGTCGTCGTAGCCGAACTTGTCGCGAATGATCGTATCCATTACGTCATCTTTCCAGTATGACATAAGTGGATACAAGCCCTCTTCGGCCGAGGACTCTTGCGCCTGATTGGCTGTCGCCCTGTTCGTCTGTTTGACGAAGGGCGTAGGTGACACGCTAAAGGCGTAGCACGCTAGGCGGACGAGCAGTTCGTCACGTTGGGACCAGAGGCTTTCGCCGCTGGCGTTCTTAATGTCGAACGGCTTCATACCACCAGGGACGAACCTTACCTTCGACTTGAGCGTCAGTTGACCTGACAATACGGCGTCGAAATGCCCTTGAAAGGCGGCGATTTGCCTTGGCGTCCACTGGTCAGGGACCGTCACTATCAGCTCGGGGATGCTGCCAGCGCGCCAAAACTCGACTTGATAGAAGGTCTTGCGGATTGCCTCCGACGCTTCGATCATAATTTGTTCGACTTGGCTATAGCCGAAAATGGGCAGTTCCGGCCTCGGCCGCATCATACCGTAGATGAGTTCGTCCTCGGACAGGTTCACCATAGGCAAGCCGTAGATGATCTGCTGAAATGCAGGCTGACGATGTTCGTATATGACGCCGCTTGGGCTAACGGTCAGTTCCGTGTCTGGCCTGCGGCCAACGTCGTCAATCAGAGGGAATATCGTTGCGCCGTCGAGCACCTGTGCACCGACTAGCTGACCACCTATGTTGCGGTCCATATAGAGCGTCGGTGCATCTATGACGAATAGATCATCGAGATACTTCCGCGACCATTGCGAATAGCTTAACTTACCGTCTGGCCGACGGAAGAAGCGCCGGACTTCGTCTACGGACTTAGACGTTGCCCTTGGCTTATCGCGCTGCTGGATCGTCCACGGGACACGTAATAGCTGATCCTTGCGGGTCTCTATAATGGCGGACAAAACGCCCCAGCTTTGCCGCATACCGCGAAGCATGGACATTAGCTGCATACGCTGGGCGACGTAGTTCAGGTTGTGGCCAACCGGGAAGTCCCATTCCCTCGGGACGTTGTAGCTTGGTGGGCCGAAGGGCCAGACTGGCTCCATCGGCGAATACCAGACGTTGCTCATATCAACGTCGTCGATCCACGGATCTGGCTGGTCCGTCCGGCGATTGTCGTATTTGCTTGGATGCCGCGGCGTGGCACCGATGCCAACGGCACGATTTCCATGCGGCCGATCGGGTGGACCAGCCGGTGCCCTAGACGAGGTGTTGAGCGAATGTCCCATAAGGCCAAAGCCAGGAGCGTGGCCGCTAATAGGAGACTTACGCAGAGGGCGCTCCTGGTTCCACTCGCGAAAGCTTGCTGGCGCAGGCGGCCGAGCGCTCTCTTGAGCTTCGCGTAAGGCACTAAGGAAATCCTCGTTCGTATATTCGCTCATCTTACGATGGAACCAACGGCTTCACGGGGACAACGCCAGAACGTGTCGAAACGATGCCGTCGTTCGTCGTAATGGAACACGACAACAAAGCTCCGATCTGCAAACTGCCTGCGAGGATACGACAAGTAACAACACTCGTTCCTTTCACTACGGTTGTTCCTGCATCTAGCGAAATGCCAGCACCAGTTGTTACAACCGGGGTGCCTACGATGAAATCGCCTTGAGCCATGGAGCTAGTGAAGTCGAAGACGAACCAAGCTCTGTCGCCGAAGGCCATTTCGCTAAAGCTAAATAGCATCGAAAACGGACCTAACGTCAGAGCGAACGGTAAGGTGGGTGCGAGGGCTACTCGGCACGAAGTATGTGTTTTTCCTTACAGTAAGGCCCCGCCTTGCCGCGGCGGCAAACTCGTAATCGCTTGGCCGTATGACTTGCGTCCGCAGACCGTCTAGTGACTCGGGGTATTCGTATACGCGTATCTGATCAGTTGCAGAGAGGAGTTCAGCTATAGAAATGCCAGAACGCATAGCGATGGCGATAGTGTCGACGGCTATATCAATGTCGATGATACCGATGGCAAGGCTCGGACGGTTACCTTCGTCTACTCCGATAGATGACACAACGGCGGCCGAAGCGGTGGCTAACGCTGGCTCTAGCACCGAGACGCTAGCCGTAGCGCTCGGCAGCAACGCCTCTGTGCTCGCGGCTGTATCCAATAGGAACTTGGCGTAATTCTGCGCGGCAACGACAATGGCGCCAACGGTGGCGACAGCGTTAGCAGCTTCTGTGCTGGCGATATAGCCAAGGGCACTGACAGCGTCGATGGCCAAGGCGAATTCGTTAAGAGCCAAGGGCACAGCCATAACGGCCGACGTTGCGTCTGCTGCCACGCTAGGTTCCGATAGCACGATAGCACTAGTGCTCGGTGCCAGTATTGCGTCAAGGGCAGCGGCAGCTTCCGATACCGAGATGCTATAGCTGACGCCAACGACGCTAGCGCCGACGGTGTCAACGGCACTTGCAGCCTCTACTAGACTTATGGCCGCTACTTCAGCAACAACGTCTGTGGCGATAGCTGCTTCTGCGCGGGCAATAGGAATAGCTTCGGTTGCCGAAATGGCATCAGCCGCGAGACCAGCTTCGCTGATGGCGATAGCGGCAATGCTCAGGGCTGTTACGAGGTCTACAGCCGCGGCAGGTTCAGATACAGTGATCGCGGCCGAGCTAAGCGCAGCAACTACGTCAAGGGCCGCACCACTCTCAGAAATAGAAAGAGGATAGGCAATGGCGATAGCGACAGCGTCAGCAGCGGCGGCAGCTTCGCTGCGGCTTATAGCTGTTACTTCGGCTATAGCGTCCGATGCGCTTGCGGGTTCCGTGGTCGTAATAGCGAAGACGCCAAGGGCACTTACGGCATCGGCGGCTACGCCTGCCTCTGCGCGGGCGATGATGCTAGCAGCGCTGAGGGCGTCAGCGGCGCTTGCAGCCTCGGCTATGGCGATAACGTCGGCTTCGCCGGTGCTCACCACGTCGATGGCGCTTGCGGCCTCTGTGAGCGAGACCGAAGCGATAGCTAACGCACTAGCTGTATCGAGGGCCGAACCCGTTTCCGCGGCTGCGATGGCGAAGGTAGCAGCGATAGTATCGGCGTCAACGGCCGCTGCTGCTTCGCTGATACTGACGGCGTAGGCTACGTTAGCGGCGACAACGTCCGCGGCAAGGCCAGCTTCAGCTATGTTTACCGAGAGCGTAAACGTGACGCCGGTTAGATCTTCGGCGGCAGTTCCTGCTTCAGCTAAGCTGATGGCGAAGGTTGCAACAGCCGTTGGTGCGTCAGCCGCGGCGCCAGCCTCTGCCAACGATACTACAGCTACTTCACCGAGGGCGTCAGCAGCGGTAGCAGCTTCGGCGAAACCGTCTAGGTAAAATTGTTGGTTTGGCGGAGCAATCGGCAGGCTGACGAAGTCTGCCATAGGCACAGGCGTGATGCCACGACCGGCGATAAAGACCGGTGCTCCGCGGCTGCTAATTGGCATTAGTTAAGGCTTTGGAGGATCGCAAACATGGGGGTTACCGTCCCGGCTACGCTCAGGGTCCAGCCGATGCAAATGCCTGTTGCGATCGAGACGTCGACCGTGGCCGACGTTCCGCCGAATACGATGGATACGCCGGTGCCGGCTGTGCCTGTGCCGTTTGTAGTGAATACTCCCGTTCCGATTACCGTGGAGTTCACGCCTGGTGCGCCGACGGTGCGGCATACCACATACATTTCCATCTTCCACGGCTGGTTCGTCGTCACGCCAGGCGACGTTTGGGCCACCGAAGCACCCATGGTAATGCCTGCGCCTACGGTTAAGCCGAAGCGCGGCGTGATCGTCAGCGTGCCCGTCGCGGCAAAGGACATAATGCCGCCGGCTGTCATACGGTATATCTTGCCTGGACGGCAATCGTTGGCTGCGATGGGGCTATAGTTCGCGGGGTTCCAGAGCGCAGTCTCTGTCGTAGCGACAATGGCCGCGAGGTTAGCTATTGGTGGATCGTTTAGCAGATCCATAAAGTATTGGCGCGACATAGCGCGGGCCTACAGCGTCATCGTATAGCTGGCGTTGACGGTATTGCCGTTAATTACCGGCTGGGCTGCGCCAAGCGTTCCAGCTGAGAGGAGCGTTCCGGCAGTATTGTCGACCGTGCTAAGTGCGCCCGTTCCGTATACTAGAAAGATGCCTTGGATTGTGCCCGTGCCCGTCATGGCAAACGACAGGGCGGCACTAAGCGATTTGCCACCGGCCGTTGCTGCGGCCCAGGCACAGGTTTTGCGTGGTGCAGTATACGTCGGGGTGTTGGCGTTGCCGGCTTCGAGCCAGCCAGCGTGCGAGGCCATGGTGTCAGCGGCGGCGACTGCGGTGAACGAAGTGCTCGAGATTAGGCCCATGAATGGACCTACTACCGTGTAGGCTGCACCCGCTAGGAAGGCGTCGAGCGCAACGTTTTTGCCGATGGTGCAAACTACGTTATCTATATCTTCTTCCCAGATGAGGCTGCCGTCAGCGTCGAGGCATTCGATGTGCCATCGGCCCTTTATCTCGGTCTCCTCCTTAACCGTGGCCTCAGCCCCCATGCCGATGTGGAACTCAATCTTCGGCTCTAGTTTCTCTTCCATCTTCGGCACTCCCTGTTTACCAGATACGTCCGCCGCCGAACAGTAGCACAAGGACAAGGATCAGTAGGATTAGCCCTATGCCACCGAAGCCACCAGTGCCGTAGTAACCGCCGCGATAGCCGTAGTAACCGCCGCCAAGGCCAAAGAGCACTATGATGATGATGACGAGCAACAAGAGGTTCATGGCAATAGCCACCTACTGCGGACGAGACCGAACAGCACAATTGCTAGGCAGAGCAGCACGATGATCGCCTTCGCCAGCGGATCTAGCATTAGTGGACGACTAGTAATCTGTATCAACAGATCGACGAGCCAGCAGCCTAAATAGGCTACGACGAAGTAAACGATTGCTCGCTCTTGCATCGCGCTATTCCTTCATCACGTAATAGCGTTGGAAGCAAAGGTGCAGCTGCGAAGCTGTGAAGTGCTCCTCTACGGCGCGCTTTGCACCTTCGAGATACGGATAGTCGTCGAATAGTATAATCCCTCCGGGGACCAATAAGGGCCACATACGGTCAATGACGCAGCAGTAGCTGATGTATTGGTCGCAGTCGCAATGAACAAAGGCCAGGTCCTTTAGGCTCGGCGGGTGCGTATCGGGATAAACGCCTATGTGCAGTGCTGCGAAAGGCATCAGGTCACGTATTACCTTTGGCGCTTGCGTGTCTGCGAACTCGTCGTCTATCTTATGTTTGTCAAGTCCTTCGGTATAGACTGGCGTGCCTCTAAAGGTGTCGAACAAATGCAGCGTGCGGTTCTGCCGAAGGGCTAGCCCATAGAGCAAATAGGCGCTGCCGCCATGGTAAACCCCGACCTCGACGAAGTCGCCGTCTGGCGCGCCTTCGGCCAGCCTTACCATGGCGTTCAGTTGCTGCGGATTGATGATGCTTGTGAGCATGGCGAGGGGCTTAGAGAAGGTATATGGGGTAGAGTGACCCTACCTCATATACCTTTCCACTATAAGCCACAACCCCCTGCGGGTGCGACAGAGCTACTTCGGCTGAGCCACAGGCGGCCGGTTTGGCAGCGTTGGCAACTGCACCGGAACCTCGAGGCTCGGATCGAGCACGACCCAGCGGTAACCGACGCCGACCACCCACGCGAAGCAGATGATCTTACCGCCAATCTCGGGCGGCAGCGGCGGCCACACTGCGCCCGGCGGCAGTGCTGGCAAATGTCCCGGCGTTCCGCCGCCAGCCGGCAGGCCCTGGTCAGGCGCACCCGGTGGCACTGGATAGATCGGATGCTCGGGGTGGACCGGTGCCGGTGGTGGCCAGATGCCGAGTGGCGGCAAGGCTGGCAAATGGCCCGGACGAGTCGGCAACTGTGGCGGCTGTGGCGAAGGCAGATGCCCCGGAGCGCCAGGAGACGGGGGCGAAGGCAAGTGAGCGGGATAGTCCGGCGGGATCGGCAGCGGATGACCAGCCGTCGGCGGCAGCGTGTTGTCAATCACGGGCGGAAGCGGGAAGCCCCAGCCTGGATCGACCGGACCTTGGATCGGTGGCCATACTGCGGGCGGCCGGGGCAAGCCCTGATCTGGGCGCTCAATACCGATGCCCCAACCCGGATCTACTGGACCTCCGCCACCGGGCAAACCTTGATCGGGCCTGCCTTCTTCGATGCCGTAGCCAGGATCGACTGGACCTTCAATGCCAGGAAGGCCCTGGTCAGGCCGACCGGGACTGGCCCGGCGGGTGCGAAGCCAACCTGCTACATGAACGAATGGCATTCCATTTCTCCTTTTGGATAACAAAAGGGAGCTACCTTGCGATAGCTCCCTAGCCTCAGTTAACGGCGGAGCTGTCGTTTAAGCGAAATCAGTGCTCCCTTTGCGCCGGCGGCTAGCGACGAGGCCGAGGCCAAGGAGGCCAACGCCCATGAGGGCGATGCTCTTTGGCTCAGCCACTCCGACGCCCTGGATTTCGATCGTAGCGTCGATCGACTGTGGCGTGAGAGAAGGACCGAAGGTCAGCAGGAAGTCAGCCGCGTCGGACGTGAACGCTGGCAACGTCACGGGACCGATCGTGTCGGCGCCTGAGCCGGTGAACGTGAACGTTTCGTTGCCGACGGGGCTCTGTGCCGTCAGAACGAAAGGTCCAGTGCCGGCGCCGATCAGGTTGTTGACCGTCAACAGCGCCTGGACGGGACCGCCAGCAAACGTCCAGCCGCTGGAAGCAACGTGCACGTTCAGAGTAGTAGCCGCACCGAGCGGCGTAGTCGTTACCGTGAGTGTCGTCGCGGTGAGGTCAGGCGGGTTCAGCTGCGGTGGGCCCGCTGCTGTGATCGAGACGGTAGAGAAACCGCCGCCCGAGCAAGTAGCTACGAGTGAACCCGTGCCGCCGTCGTTGGTGTTGCAGCCGGCGGTGAGTGCGCCGCCAGTCGAGCTAGCGGTGCTAATGAGCGTAGCACCGGCTGGTGCAGCCAGGGCAATAGCGCCGAGGGCTGTCGAAGCGATTAGCAGGCGTTTCATTCCGTTTCCCTTTCGTTAGTCTGGAAGAAAGGTAACGGGCATTTCTACCCGTTACCGAAGTTTACGCGGGGGTAGTCTAGCCCTGCCGCTTCCGCATAGAGAAGCCGACAGTCCCGAGCAACCCAAGGCCCAGTAGGCCGAGGGATGCAGGCTCCGGAGTCTCGATGATGACCGGGGTGCATGTGCCGCTCGCTAGTATCTGGCACACGCCGCTGACTTCGAAGTGCTTGAACTCGTCGAAGCCAGTTAGACTAGTGACGTCCACTTCGTCGAACGCACCGCCAATCGCGCGGATCGAATACTCCTTGTCCGTGTTGGCAGCCTCGACTTCGACGATGGAGCCGTCGTCGAACGCGCCGGTCCGACCATCGATGGTGAACTTAGGCGCGGCATTCGGCGTCAACTGGTCGTCGAACACCAGTCCGGTGAACTCGAAGCCCGGGATGGTGACTTTCAATCCGTTGAACGAGATGCCGTTGTGCGGCTTGATCGTAGCGAAGCCGTTGGCTAAGTCGATGAACACGTCAAGCATACCGCCGGTGCTATCGAAGTGCATGACGGGCAGGCCGGTCTGGCTGCCGATATGGCCGGTTCCGTGCATGGTGTTGGTCTGGCCATCGAGAAAGACCATCGCATCTCCGCCAAGCTCGCAGCCGTTGCCTGACGATGGGCCGCAGAACGTGTCGGTGACGGCAGCAAATGCGGCCGTTGGACCGAAAGCGAGGGCGCCAACCACAATCGCAGCGGTTGATGCCAAAAGTTTCAACTTACTCATTTTCCTGTAGTCCCTTCGTGCGTTTCCGTAGTTTAGCTAAACCGTAGTCCCGACCATGGCGATTGATGCGATGCCTCCCTGCGGGGAAGTAGCAACCCCCTGCGGGTGCGACATGGCTATGCCTTGGGGCCGTCCTCTTGTCCCGGCGCACCTGGTGTGCCAGAACAATTCGCCGTCGGTGACACGCGATGGACCATCAACGGGCGAATTACAAACGAAGCAGAGGCGTTTCATTGACGGAAGAGTTTTCGCCACAACTTCGTTATATAGTTCCTCAAGCTCGTTAGTAACGATCTCGTCGTCTGCGACATTGACCGTGAGCCCTTCGTCTCGCCATGGGCGAACGTCTTCTTCAGGAATGTTCGCCTCGTTCTCCCTGAGTTTTGCGCTGACGCCCGCGTAATATTTCATTACGTTCTCGCCCGGGGCTACCTCGGTCCACATTTGGCGTGCTAGCGCCAGCGAACATACGCAGTCGTCGTTGTGCCCTTCCGGGGCGCTATAGCGGACGCCTGTGCGTGTGAACTCGTATTCGAACATTTC